TACGGGAAATAAGGACGCGGATAAGCTTGCTTCGGGCTCTTACAGGCAAAAGGCCGCTGAGGGTATCTATCAGGCGATTTTAGACGGCTATAAGGAGATGGAATGAGAATAGTATTTGCAACCGGAAATAACGACAAATTGAAAGAAATACGCGAGATTTTGGATACTCTGAACATAGAGATCATCTCGATGAAAGAAGCAGGCGTTTTTGAGGACGTGGAAGAGAACGGCAAAACATTTGCCGAGAATTCGATGATAAAGGCAACTTCGATAGCGCAGATTATTAAAGATAAGTTCCCTGAGGAAGCAAAAGAGACAATCGTTCTTGCGGATGATTCGGGACTTGAGATTGACTATCTGAACGGCGAACCCGGCGTTTATTCGGCAAGATACATGGGAAAAGAAACATCATATACAGAGAAAAACAACAATCTTATCGAGAGACTTAACGGCGTTCCGGACAGCGAGCGTACCGCAAGATTTGTATGCGCGATATCTGCGGTTCTGCCTGACGGAAAAGAGCTTTCAACTGTTGGAACAATGGAAGGCATAATTGGATATGAGATTGCCGGAGTAAACGGATTCGGTTACGATCCTATCTTTTATCTTCCCGAGTACAAGAAGACAAGTGCGGAGATTTCTGCGGATGAGAAGAATGCTATAAGTCATAGAGGAAAAGCACTTAGAGAGATGGCTAAACTCCTTAAAGAAGAACTGGCCTAGTCGTTTTGCGGCAGTTTTTTATATCTGCCTGTTGTTTAAGGTAATGCGCGACAATGGTGCGAAATGGGAGATTGATTGATGCACAGATATTTGGTCGTGAGTGATACTCACGGTAGAGATGACAACTTTTATAAAGTTCTTGATATTGAAGGAAAACTTGACGGAATTATACACTGCGGAGACTTTGAGGGCTCCGAAGGGAAATTTGCCATTGCAGCCGATTGTCCGGTGTATTTTGTTGCGGGAAATAATGATTTTTTTTCAACGCTTGGAAGAGAGCTTTCATTTTCGCTGGACGGGCATAAGGCGTTCCTTACTCACGGACATCAGTACCTTGTAAGTATGGACCTTGAGAATCTTCGAAGTGAAGGTATTGCAAGGGGAGCTGAGCTGATTTTTTACGGACATACGCATAAGCCTGTGGCGAAGACCATGGGCGGTGTCTATATCTTTAACCCGGGAAGTCTCGCATATCCGAGGCAGGAGGGAAGAAGGCCGAGTTACCTCATTTTGACGATTGAAAACGACGATATAAAATATGAAATTAAATACCTGTAAATACGGGATTTTGCAATAAAAAAATATTTGAAAAATAAGAAAAAATGGTGTTGACAAGCCCCGAAAGTCTATTATATAATAAATCTCGCGTTACGGCTTAGACCTTAATGTGAACAAGACGGGGTGTGGCTCAGCTTGGCTAGAGCACCTGCTTTGGGAGCAGGGGGTCGCAGGTTCGAATCCTGTCACCCCGATCAGGGGATAAGCCAAAGATTAACTCAATATTGTTTATGCGGGTGTAGTTCAATGGTAGAACACTAGCCTTCCAAGCTAGATACGTGGGTTCGATTCCCATCACCCGCTTTGAGCAGAACACTTGGCGAGCTGAGAGAACTTGCTGAGGTTTTACCGAAGCTAGTTCGAACGTCTTCCGGCGAGCGAATGCGAGAGCGGAAGTTCCTTTTTATTAACGTCAAGTTCGGCAAATCAGTGCACTGCTTCTAAAACATGTGTCCGTAGCTCAGCTGGATAGAGCAACGGCCTTCTAAGCCGTGGGTCGGGGGTTCGAATCCCTTCGGGCACATTTTTATATGGTGGCTATAGCGTAGTTGGTTAACGCGCCAGATTGTGGTTCTGGAGACCGAGGGTTCGAGTCCCTCTAGCCACCCTGAGTAATCACTTGACAGTTTTTTTTCAGACGGTGCATTACTTGGTTCTGACAAGCACGTAGTGCAAGTCTGGAACAACTTTTGTAATTGCTACAGCGGAGTATAGCGTTAAGCTCTTACAATCTTGGGCTATCGCCAAGCGGTAAGGCACAGCACTTTGACTGCTGCATACGACGGTTCGAATCCGGCTAGCCCAGTTAGCGGTGAGATGTTTCGTCGCAAGATAATTACATAATGAATACATGGGATATTAGCTCAGGTGGTAGAGCACTTGACTTTTAATCAAGTTGTCGGGGGTTCGAATCCCCCATGTCTCACTTTTACAAATGTATCCGAACTCTCCAAGGCTCCGGGTACATCAATGGAATCAGAGTGGTTGTTGTCTGCATAATTGTAGGCAATAACCACTTTTTCATTGTAAACATAAACTGAATGCACAAACACATCTAAGAGGCGCTGCTTAAAGCCCTCATCTTTGATATCACCCTTTCTGAACATCTCAAGCCAGTACACAACATGATCTTTTGTAATCACCGGTTTTTTGATGCTCTCTTTGGCAATCTGTACATTAAGCTCATCACACTGCTCCTCAAGCTCAATAAGGCGGTTTTTAGTGGTTGGGGTATATATTCCATCCTCTATTGCTTTAAGGAGGTTATTTCGGGCATTCTCGCTCTTTCTGAGGGCAGATTTTAATTGAGAGAGCTTTTGGTTCACAGTATGCTTTCGGTTGATTTCAATCACCTTATCTGCAATATAATCGATCACATCATCCTTAAGAACATCGGAAATGGTATGCATGCAAACAAAATCCTCAAGGGCATCCTTGCGGATCGTTTTAAGGCAGCAGGCTTTTGAGCCGCCTTTCTTTTTGCGTGTGCTGCATTTGTAGTAAAGATATTTTTGGCCCATCTTTCCGTATCCGGATTCACCCACCAGCATGCCGCCACATTCACCACAATATGCCTTAAGGGATAAAAGATACCGCTCAGGAGCCTTATATACAGCTGATGAATGAGGGCGGCGAATTATTTTACCCTGGACCGCATCCCAAAGCTCCTGAGGCACAATTTGAGGTATAGGGATATCGATACCATCATATGTGCATTTGCCGATGTATTTCTCATTTCTGATCATGGTGTAAATGCCGTTTTTAGTGATAGAGTATCCTTTCCGGTTCTTTACACCCATCTTATTAAGCTCATCGATTATCTCCGTGGCAGGTTTACCCTGGGCATAATTTTCAAAAACATATCTCACCACCCAGGATTCATCCTCATTCTCCACATATCTCTTTTCAGAATCGATTTTGTACCCATATGCAGCCATGCCGGAAACAGCAAGGCCTTTGAGAGCGGATTCCCTTTGGCCACGTTTTACCTTTTGCCTCAGATCCGCCACATAATATTCAGCCAATCCCTCCATGAGAGATTCCAGGATGATTCCCTCCGGGCCATCAGGTATCACCTCTTTTGCATACAGGAGCTTGATACCATGCCTCTTTAATTTAATCTTATTCAGGGCAATCTCTTCTCTATCTCGGCCAAATCTATCAATTTTCCATACGATAATAGCCTCAAACTGCCCTTTCTCAGAATCACGGAGCATCCGGTTAAACTCCTGGCGCTTTTCAAAATCTGTGCCGGAGATATGCCGATCTGCATACACCTTTAATACCTTAATATCATTCTGCTCTGCATAGGCCATGCAATCACGCACCTGGCCCTCTATACTCTGCTCGGTTTGCCGTGGCCCCGGAGAGTATCTTGCATAAATCACTGCATTCATAAAAATCTCCATTTGTTAGAATCAAAAATCCATAATTTTGGTTCTTAAATGCACAAAATCAAGCAAATAAGCGGTTTAAGAACCAAATCTGATTGCTAAGTTTAATATCACTGCTTTCCTTTGGCAGGTACCAGGGCAAGAAAATTCTTGATCATGGCCCAGTTTTCGGGAGTGTATTCATCCTCGAAAAGCACAACCTCCTCAAAGCCAAAACCAGTATCATGAGCCTTAAATCCAAAATCAGCAAGGATATCATGGCTGTTATAAATCTCACAAAGAGCCAGGAACCTGTTTACATCAGGAGAGCTCTTTCCGTTTTCATAATTGTAAAGAGTGCGGTAATTCATATCCATTCCATACCGCTCTTTCAAGATGGTAGAAACCTCAGGAGCGGTAAGCCCACTCTTTTCTCTGAGCTGCCTCAAAATCTCATAATATTTTTCCATTTGGCGCACCTCCACACATGAAATATAGCACAAAATGAAACATCTGAAAATAAAAAGTAGTCAAAAAGACAAAAATAATTGTTGACAGTAGTAACAACGAATGATATAACAGAGACATGTAGTAAATATGACTACAAGAAAGGAGGCACATATGCAGGCAGTAGTTGAAAAGACAAATGCAACCCAAAAATTGATGAGCTGCATTGCGGAGAGAGGTTTCAAATTATCTGTGATCTCAAGAAAAACCGGAATCTCCAGTAATACTCTTTACAACGCTAAGCGAAACAGAAAGAACCTGGATGTGGATGAGTTTGGATTGATCTGCATGTTTATCGGAGAGGATCCAAGAAAATTCATGGCAAGTGAGTATACGGAGGAATGAGCATGGGAGTGATAATTCCGCAGGAGATACCGGAACACATCACAATATTTCATGCCGGTTACATAGAGAACGCAGTGCTGGAGTATTTTACAGATCCGGTACACCAAAGAGAATTTAAGGAATGGCAAGAGAGGAGGAATCATGAAAAAGAAATGGGGATTCGCAGCATGCCTGATCATAGCGATTTGGGCGGTGGCATTGCAGAGCTGGAGATTGGAACCCGAGGCAGAAACCGCCGAGGCGGCAGCGGTGCTCCAGGAAGAGCAGGAGCCTGTATTGTGGGAGCCGGTTGAGGTGATCGAACTGATACCGGAAGAACCCGAACCGGCTTATACAGCTTATGATGATGTACCTCTCCCGGAAGATTTACAGATCTTTATGCAGGAGAAATGCGAACAGCTGGATTTATCCTATGAATTTGCATTGGCGCTAATGGAAACGGAGAGCTCGTTCATCGAGGATGCCGTGGGAGATGGAGGCAGATCCATCGGATATATGCAGATAAATAGATGCAACTGGGAACGGATGCAAGATGATTATGGGCTGGATGTGAATGTTGCGGAGGATAACGTGGCAGCAGGCCTGGTGATTTTAAGAGAGCTGTTTGATATCAATGATGATCCATATTACGTGATCCTGTGTTACAAGGCAGGAACCGGGAGAGGAGCAGAGCTGTATGAGCAAAAGAAATTTGTGGGCGAAACCTATGATTGCATCGCAATATGCGAGAGGGCAACGGCATGGGAGAAAGCGCATGGTAAGTAAGAAAATCGGGGAATATATGGCCGGAATCGGCTTTTTAGGATTTCTGATTTTCACATCGGCCATAGACGGACCGGGAAACGATATCCGGATGGTATATGTGGCCATTGCTATATGCATGACCATCGCAATAATTGGGGCAACCATTGCTGATTTATGGCAATGAAAAAGAGCTGTTGCAAGCAGCTCAATTTCGGAGAGTGTGATACACACCCAATAATCTATAAATAGTGTATCACATAATCCCTAAAAACACAAGCAAAAACGCAGTAAATCTGCGCTTTTCAAGAGGTTTTTCGGAACCTCTTGAGTCTCCGATTAGGATATTAAACTTAACGGAAAACTAAAGGGAGGTGATGCATAAAAAATGTATGTCAGAAATGAATATGACCTCGGGAGGGTAATTCAGGTTGAACATTATTACCCTGGCAATTATGGAGCACCGGGTAAACCAAGGGCACCAAAGAAAAAAAGAACTCCTGAGGATATTGAGAGACAGAACAGGACCAACAGGGAGAAAAAGATACAGAGATTGATCCTGGCCAATTTCAAAGAGGGAGATTGGCACCTGATCCTAAAGTATAAACCCGGTGAGAGGCCGGATACATATGAGGATGCACAGAAGATCCTCAAAACATTCCTGGATAAGGTGAGAAAGGAATACAAGAAAAAGGGGTACCAGCTGAAATACATTGCCGTAACCGAGAGAGGTAAAAAGGGGCAGGCCCTCCATCACCATATTGTGATCGAGAACATAAACACACCGGAGCTCTCCACAGTGGAGCTGATCAAGAAAATGTGGCCGGGGTTTAAAACATGGATTGATCTGTATGAGGATGGTAATTTTGAAAACCTGGCTCAATACATAGTCAAAATTGAGACCAAGGAGGAACAGGAGAAAGGCAAGGCCACATATTCAAGATCACGGAATCTGAAAATACCAAAACCAAAGAGGAAAAAGCTCATGAGGAAAAGGTGGCCGGAAGATCCTAAGCCGAAAAAAGGATATTTCATCATCAAGGATTCCGTATACAACGGCATCAATCCTGTAACACAGTACCCATACCAGCATTACACAATGCAGAGGATAGATTCGGGAGGTGATTCAGGATGAATGTAAGGATATTGATTGAAAGTACCTGGCACGGACCGGCAAAAAGAGATGGAGTGGCCATGTATCTGATCGAGTACATGAGAGGTGATGAACCAATCACCAGGCAGGGGTACGTGCATGCAAAGGATTGCACAGAGGCAGCAGGATGCCTGATGGCACTCATAAATGCATTCACAATTTTGAAAAAGCCATGTGATGTGGCCATCGTCACTCAGTGTGATAACCTGCTGAACACCATGAATAATCACTGGCACATCCAGTGGAAAAAGAACGATTGGCACAATGCCAAGGGTAACGAGGTGAGAAACAAAGAACTGTGGGAGATGCTGATGGATAAAATGGATCCTCACACCTACACCATTACCGGAGGGCATCACGATTATCAGAATCTGATGCAGGCAGCAGTAGTAAAAGAATTTGAAGAATGGAGCAAGGGAGAATGAGAAAAGTATACATATGCTCTCCATATGCCTCAAAAGGCAGTATTACCGAGAATGTTGAGAGGGCAAAGAAATACTCAAGGCTGGCAATCGAAAGAATGTGCATTCCGGTTACACCGCACATATATTTCACCCAGTTTATGGATGATAATGTGCCAATCGAGAGAGCCATTGCCTTGAACATCGGGCTTGAACTTGTGAAAGAGTGTGATGAGCTGTGGATGTTCGGAGAGGCAGCAGGCGGAATGAAAGCAGAGGTTGATTTGGCCAAAGCATTAAAAATCCCGGTGCGCAAATTTACTGTGCACGGCACCGAGGAGGACACATGGCCAAGAGCATAATTCAAAAACACACGGATCCTATCAGCCGGGAATGCTTTCTTTGCAGGGAGGAGGCAGAACGGCAGGGATATTATGGGGAACTGAGACACACAGGGCTCCACAAACACCATTTCATGCATGGGCCACATCGAAAGAAAGCAGAGCATTTTGGATTGTGGGCATACGTTTGCAATGAAAGGCACCATGAATATGGACCTGAGGCACCACATGTGAATAAAGAGGTTGATCTTTATTTGCAGCAGGTGGCACAGAGAGCCTTTGAGGCAAAGTACAGCCATGAGGAATGGATGCAGCAGTTTGGAAAGAATTACCTGTAATTTGGAGGGATAAGCCAATGAGCAACATCAAAAACACCCTGGGAGATCTAAACAATCACCTTTTCGAGATGATGGAAAGGTTAAACGATGATGATCTCACAGATGAGCAGCTGGAAAGAGAGCTGAGAAGAGCCGAGGGTATGACCAAGGTATCAGAGCAGATCATCCGGAACGGAGAGCTGCAATTCAAGGCCATGGTTCACCTGGATGAATACGGATACAACCAGGATAAAAAGGTACCAACGATGCTTGAGGTGAGAAATGAGTAGGTACCCGGATGGTTTGGTGGATTATGTACGTGCCAATTATATGCAAAAGGATCCTGTGGAGCTGGCAGCAGGCATCAAGAAAAAGTTTGGCATCGATATGAATCCAAAAGCCGTGAGAGCCATGAAAAAGAGATACAAGCTCTCAGGGGGGGCACGTACAAAAGTATATTCAAGCACGTTCCCCAAAGAGGTGTGCGATTACATCAAATCTCACTATGTGGGTACCGGGCCAACAGAAATGACAGAAAAGGTAAACCGGAAATTCGGGAAAGAGTACAGCAGGCAGCAGGTTTTATCGTTCTACAAGAATAATCACCTTAATTCCGGATTAACAGGGCATTTTGTAAAAGGCCAGGTATCTCACAACAAGGGGCAGAAATTAACACCGGAGCAATATGAAAAGGCCAAAGCCACAATGTTCAAGAAAGGCAACCGCCCACATAATGCATTGCCGGTTGGCTCGGAGGTTGTGAGAGATGATGGATACCATCAAACCAAGATAGCAGAACCGAATAAATGGATGCTCACACATATCCTCATATGGCAGCAGGCGCATGGACCGGTGCCGGAGGGGTATCATGTGAGTTTCAAGGATGGAAACAGAGACAATCTGAACCTCAGCAATCTATTCCTGGAAACCTTGCAAGAACATTTGGAAATGAACCGGAGAGGATACAGATCAGAAATACCGGAGATCACAGAGGCAGGATTAAACATTGCCAAGCTAAGGATAGCAATCAGGCAGAAATCCGATAATGGAAAGAAAAACAAGGAGGATAAGCCAATGGCAAAGAAAACCAAAGAGAAACCTATCAAATTCACAAGTGAGAAATTCAAAGAAATCAAGAGGAAGATGGATAAAACAGATCTTGAGGATTATGTGAATGGAATCTATTTTCAGGGTTTTGAAAAAGGCAAAGCGGCAGCAGGCTTTGATGTGGATGAGATCCTTTCTGTTATCGGAACAGTAAAAGGAATCGGGCCTGCCAAGAAAGAGGAAATCAGAAAAGCTCTCATGAGCAGAAAGGAGTAAGCCATGATGATGAGCACAGAGGAGATCCTGTACAGCTATCACAATGCAGCATGCAGAACCAAGCAGATTGGAATATTAGCTGATCTGAATGCATGCAGCAGGGATGAAATCACCAGGATCCTTGAGGAAAATGGCGAGGATATACCAAAGCGCAAGTATTCCAAGAGAAAGAAACAGGTGCAGCAGGATGAGGCAGTGCAGCAGGTGGAGCAGAAAGCAGAACCGGCAGCGGAGCCCGAGAAAGCAGTTGAGCACATAATGGCAGCAGGCGCAGTACCTGATTTTATAGCTCAAATCTTACTTGAAAAGCTGGATGAGATTGATGGAAAGCTGGCAGAGGCTGAAAAAGCAAAAAAAGAGTATGAAAGCCAGTATTACACCATCACAGACTATTTAGGAATTACGAGAGGTGCATCATGACAGATAAAAGAGCAAAGGAATACCTGGGAGAGCAGAAAGAGAGATTTAAGCTCACTATGGCAGCAGAGATGAGCGAGGCGCTTGAATGCGCTGATAAAGCTCTTGAGAAAAGAATCCCGGCCACACCGGATATCCAGGGAGATGGATATGCATATGGGGATGATTCCGGAAATATCGTGATGGATACATGGATTTGCCCCAGCTGCCAGGCATCATATGAGATCGATGATGATTATGATTACTGCCCTAAGTGTGGCCAGGCAATCAAGCAGAACATTGTTGAACAGTACAGATAAGGAGGGATAAGCCAATGAAAAGAGAAATCAAAACCGGATCGAACACATCAATGGGATTTGATGATGAGAAGATCAGAACCTTTGAGAGCGTGGATGCATGGAGAGCTGAGGGAGAGAGGCTCTTTGGTGAGGATGTAACAAAGTGGAAATACAAATGCCCTATGTGTGGCCATGTGGCAGCAGTGCAGGATTTCATTGATGCAGGCCTTGATGGGCAGGAGGCAGCCAATTCTGCATATTGTGAATGCATAGGCCGTTATACCGGTAAAGGCTCACCAAAGAAAGGTGATTCCTCCGGATGCAACTGGGCAGGCTATGGATTATTTGGAATCCCTCACGGAGGAGTGGTTGTAATGACCGGAGAGGGCAGCGGCCAGCACATCTTTGAATTTGCGGAGGGATAAACCATGCAGGAAGAAACAGAGATCCTAAGAGATAGAATCATCAAGATAATGGAAACCGAGCAGGACACACTGGGCGATAAAGAGGAGATTTCAGAAGAGGCAGCAGAGCTGATCAAGGAAATTGCAGATGATTGCCGGAATACACAGTTGTTTAAGGCGAACAAGGGCAAAATACCGGAATGGATGCAGGGCGAGAGCTCATATGAACTGTATATGCATATGCTGGTGAGAGTGGCCAATGCGCCTACAAGGTTACATGCACAGGCAACACCAATTCTGATGCTCCCGGTGATAGCAGATGCCTTAAGGAGGGAGGAAATGAATGGATGAATTTATGAGCATATTCATACCGCTCTCAAAAGAGTTTCCATTAAGCCTCTCAATCAGGTACCTGCATACCGGAATCCCAAGATGGAGAATATCAATGCTGGGAATAGGAATGGCCAAGATCGGAGGAAATAACAGCAATGCAGAGCTCATGAACGTTGAGGATCCTGATTGGCAGCAGGCGATAGAAGAGGCAACAAGAAAGCTAAAAAAGAGGGCTGAGGACCTAAGAACCAAGCCGTTTGGCGGATTTAGTGCATAAACAGGAGGATAAGCCAATGAAAGAAACAAGTACAATGCTGAGTGTGGATGTATTGCATGAGCATCCGCAGAATCCCAGGAAGAGCATCGGAGATATCTCTGAGCTCACGGAATCCATCAAAAAGAATGGTATCATGCAGAATCTCACAGTAATTCCCGGACACTGGGAGGGAGAGAAATTCATTGAAAGTGAATATACCCTCCTGATTGGCCACAGGAGATTCAATGCTGCAAAGGCAGCAGGAGTAAAAGAGGTTCCCTGCCGCATCATCGAGAGCATGGATGAGAAAGAACAGCTCTCAGTAATGCTTGAGGAGAATATGCAGAGAGCAGATCTCACCATATGGGAACAGGCAACAGGCTTTCAGCTGATGTTAGATCTCGGAGATACCGAGGAGGGGCTTGCAGAGAAAACCGGATTTTCAAAGCAAACAATCCGCCACAGGTTAAACATTGCCAAACTCGATGGCAAAGAGATCAAGAAAAAGGAGCAGGATGATTCATTTCAGCTCACCCTTAAAGATCTGTATGAGCTTGAAAAGATAGAGGATATCAAAACAAGAAACAAGGTTTTGAAAGATGCAAGAGATTCCAGGGAGCTTGCATGGAAAGCCCACCAGGCAGCAGAACAGGAAAAGATGGATAAGAGAGCAGCCATCATCATAAAGATCCTAAAGGCAGCAGGTGTGAAAGAGGCTCCTGAGAAAGTAACCCATGAAATGTACTCCGGAAAGTGGGAGATAGTAAAAGAATGGGATTTACGGAGTGAAAAAGAGCCCAAGCTGGCCAAAGCCACTCAGGCAGACATACAAAACGATTGGTTATGGTACCGGTATTACAGCTCAGTAAAGCTGGTAAAGCCTACACCAAAGAAGAAAGAGAAAAAAGAGGCAGATCCTACCGAGAAGAACAAGAAAGAGCTCAAGAAGATGGTGAAAGAGCTCATGGTGAAAAAACACACATTCATCAATGAGGTTATCACCGGAAAGCTGGATGGAATCAAAGAAGAATATGAGGCATGTGAACAGCTGTGGGATGTACTGGTAAACATCAATACATACTTAGGGCCATCGGAGCTCAGGAGATTCTTTACCGGCAAGGCTGATTATGAGGCATCACAGGAGGCAAAGGATGAGGCAAATGATAAGCTCTCCAAATTGCACCTCGTTCAAAAGATGCTCATCCAGTTAGATTATGCCATGGATAATGTGGGAGATCTGATGGATTGGAGATGTAGATACAACGATTCAAAAGCACAGCAGCTCACAGAGGCATTCAAGATCTTAAAGAAATGGGGATGGACCTTTGAGGATGAAGAAAAGAGCATCCTGGATGGTACCCATGAATTATACACGAAAGAGGGGTAAGAAATGGCAGAAAAGCAAGTAAATTACTATGCGGAGGAGCATTCGGAAACGAATTTAAGCTGTTTATCAGATATCGAATATGCCAAAAACGTGATAAATACTCAGGCTGGAGCCGTTTTTGAAAAGTGCAAAATCGTAGCTGATTATTATGGCCATGAGCCTCAATCAAGAATGCTCCAGGAAGAGGCAGCGGAACTCATCCAGGCGGTAAATAAATACTACCGCTCAACAAATGCAGTAGGGCTTAAGAGCGGAGAGGCAGCGGATAACCTGGTTGAGGAGATGGCAGATGTAATCATCATGATCATCCAGGAGCTCATGCTCCAAGGAACAGATATTGAGCTTTTTGCAGAATTACTGAACTTAAAGCTGGATAGACAGATAAAGAGAATGGAGGGAGAGAAATGATACCGGTATTGATTACGATCTTAAAGGTTATGGGGCTCATCATCATGATCTTAATGGCAGCAGGCGCAATCATATTTCTCATCACACTCCTGTATGTGACCATCAAGGGGCTCGTGGAGGCAAGGAGAAAATAATGGATACATACAAAGAGATGGAAGAAATGACCAGGGAAACACAGCTAAACATCATGGAGGATTGGTTTTATAAATGGCCGGAGCTCCTTAAGTGGTTAGAGAGTAAAGGATTTTATGAATATCCGGCAGCAAAGAGCCATCATGGCAATATTCCAAACGGATTATTCAGGCATTCCCTCCAGGTGACCTATGAGCTTAAGAAACTCACTCATAATTTAGGCCTTAAGTGGCAGAGGGATGAATCCCCGGAGATTATTGGAATGCTCCATGATGTGTGCAAGCTCGATGATTACTCAATCGGAGAGGGTTTTGCCATCGATATGAACAAGGAGAGATTATTCCCGGGCCATGGAGAAAAATCCCTGATCATGCTCATGGGGCACATTGATTTGACAGATGAGGAGATAATGTGCATCCGGTACCATATGGGAGCATTCACGGATTCCAAAGAGTGGGAATATTATTCAAGAGCGGTGCAGCAGTATCCGAATGTGTTATACACCCATACAGCTGATATGATCGCATCGCAGATCAAAGGAGTATGAGATGGAATTAACAGCAGAACAGCTCGATAGCATTGAGCAGGCAGCGGAATGCCTAAAGAATATCCTTGAGAAACTAAAGGAAATCTTTAGGGAGCTTGCAAGAAAGATTGTGGATGTGCTCACTCCGTATCTGCAAAAGGTAATGGGATGGGCAAGGGATGCCTGGAGGGCATGCTTGAAAGCTCATGCAAAGGCAGCAGGCCTTGAAAGATGTTACCACCTTGCATTCTATGCAAGAAAGAGAAGAACAAGAAAGAAGAACCTTAAAAGGCTATTAAAGGGAATGGAGGCAGAAAATGAATAAATGTATCTATATGGGCAGGCTCACAAGAGATCCGGAGGTGAGATATTCCCAGGATAACAAAGCAATCGCAAGGTACACTGTGGCGGTGGACCGAGTAAAAACGCAGAACAACGATAATCCGGGAGCGGATTTCATCTCATGTGTGGCATTTGGTAAATCGGCAGAATTTGCCGAGAAATACCTTAAAAAAGGCATGAAAATACTGGTTGAGGGGCATACCCAAACAGGATCCTACACAAACAAGGATGGGCAAAAGGTATATACATCCGATTGCATCATCGAAAAGCAGGAATTTGCGGAGGGCAAGAAAGACGGAGCAGAGGCAGCAGGCTCAGATGAGTTTATGAACATTCCGGAGGGAATGGATGAGGAGCTGCCATTTAATTAAACAAAGGGAGGATGTGAGAAAGTGACCAAGGAACATTTGGAACAGCTGATAAGCCTAAGAGCTGAAATCAGAGATCTCAACAGGGAAATCAAGGTATTGAGAGAACGTGGCCGGGAGATAGTAACCGATAAGGTTCAGGCATCCTCCCATGATTTTCCATATACCCAGGTGAATTTCACCATAAGAGGGTACGATGTAAAAGGCAAGCGTAAAAGGGATGCAGCAATATACAAAAAGCAGTGCATGCTTGAAAAAAGAATGGTGGAGGCTCAGATCTTAGAGGCGGATATATCGGAATTTATCAATACCATTCACGATTCGGAGATCAGGAGGATATTCCATGCCCGGTATGAACTGGGATGGACCTGGGAACAAATCGGCAATGATATGCATTGCGACAGAACAACAGTGGAAAAGAAAGTATCAAAATACTTGAGAGAGCATGAAACCGAATGCGGCAGCAGGCTTACAGATAGCCTCACAGAGCCTTGAAAGGCAGCAGGGGTATTATTTATTGGCAAAGCATCATAAAAGAGCATTCTGAGGGCAGAATAAGGGCATATCAAGCAATTATTTAACCCTCAGATACAACTTTCCCACATTTCCCATTTTAAAAGTGCTAATATGATAGCAGGTGAAATTGTGTTGGCTTATCCCCTATGCAATTATGATCCTGAAAGAAGAGCATCCGGATTCCGGGTGCTCTTTCTGTTTCGCAAAATGAGGTGTTTAACATGATAAATCTGCAACCAAAGATCAACAAGCTCATAACGGCTCTGAGGATGCATGGAGCGATGGTGAAAGTAAACACTCAGCAATATTTTTCAGAGAAACAGGGCAGGGTTTGCACCAAATGGATCCTGTGGGAGGAGCATCCCAACCGGGATGGTGAAACCTTTTACAGCAAAGCCGAACTCCTGAAAGCTCTTGCTGAGAAATGGAGAGAGGTGATTGAACTTGAAAAAGCAGAAAGAGAAGAAAGTACCGAATAAGCAACAGGGCCTCACTGAAAAGCAAAAGAGGTTCTGTGAATACTACATACAGAATCCAAATGCCACAGAGGCAGCAATCAAGGCTGGTTACGCTCCGAAAGCAGCATATGCAACAGGAGCTGAAAACCTAAGAAAACCTCAAATTCAGCAATATATAGATGAGGTGATGAAAAGCCTGCAAAGCAAGCGCATTGCTGATGCTGATGAGGTATTGCAATATCTAACCGGTGTGATGAGAGGAGAGATTAAAGATCAATTTGATATGGATGCCTCTATCCAGGACAGAAACAGAGCGGCGGAGCTCCTGGGTAAGAGATACCGCCTGTTCGTTGATAAGCAGGAGATCTCCGGCACCCTTGAGGGTGTAACAATAGTGAACGATATACCACGGAGCACCGATGGAGATTAAGCTCACAGATCTGATTGCGCCGCAGTTTTACGATATCCATTGGGATATCTTAGAGGGGAAACACACACACTATAAGCTGTACGGAGGAAGAGGCTCAACCAAATCCTCATTCATCAGCATAGAAATCATCATGGGAATGATGCAGGATCCGGATGCAAACGCAGCTTGTTTCCGCAAAGTAGGAAATACATTGCAGGAATCGGTATATGAACAGCTGTTATGGGCAATCGATGCCCTGGGAGTTTCGCATCTATGGCATCCGAGCTTATCACCCTTGAGAATCACTTATTTGCCAACCGGGCAAAGGATAGTGTTCAGGGGATGCGATGATCCGAACAAATCAAAATCCATTAAGCTCAGGAGAGGTTATTTTAAATTTATTTGGTATGAGGAACGTGCAGAATTTGAGGGAGATGAGGATGAAAGAAAGATAAACCAATCCCTCATGCGAGGCGGAGATCATTATGTGGTTTTCTATTCCTGGAACCCTCCAAAGAGTTTAAATTCATGGGTGAACCAGGATGTGATTGAGATCAGGGATGATACCCTGTGCAATCATTCCACATATCTCACAGTGCCAAAGGAGTGGCTGGGCGAACAGTTTTACATTGAGGCCAATGAGCTCAAGAAGAGAAAGCCCATGGCATACCGGCACGAATATTTGGGTGAGGCTATCGGTACCGGAGGCAAGGTATTCGATAATGTGATCCTGAGAGAAATCACAGCTGAGGAGATTGCTATCTTTGACAAAATCAAGCAAGGCCTTGATTTTGGTTTTGCAGCAGATCCTCTTGCATTTGTGCGCACTCATTACAACAGAAAACAGCATAAGCTGTATATATTCCGGGAGATTTACCAGGTAAACCTCAAGAACAGAGAGGCAGTGGCCAAGATAAAGAAAATCAATCCGGAAAACAAACTCATCACAGCAGATTCAGAGGAGCCAAGATCCATTGCAACATTCAACGAGATGGGCCTGAGGCTCATAGGGGCAAAGAAAGGCCCCGGTTCCGTAGATTTTGGAATGGATTTCCTAAGCAACGAGCTGGATGAGATCATAATCGATCCGGTAACATGCCCGAACACAGCCAGGGAGTTTTCAACATACGAACTGGAGAGAGATAAAAACGGAAATTTCAAAGGAGGTTATCCGGATAAGAATAACCACACGATTGATGCATGCCGGTATGCTCTTGAGGATGAGATGATCCAGCGTAAGGCACGTATTAAGAGCAAAAAGGCAGCAGGCCTGAGATAGAGGAGGAAACCATGTACAGATTTTCATATCCGGCTGAGAAATATGATGAGAGGAATTTGGATAAAAAGATAATCCTGAGCCTCATTACCAAGCACATGGGCATCATTTCTCACAAGTTTAAAAACAAAAGATACTATGAGGGGCACCACGATATCCTGAACCGAAAGAGAGATAAGGATCTCCCGGATGTAAAGATCGTTTGCAACCATGCAAAAGATATCACCGACACGGCCACAGGATATTTCATGGGTAATGCCATCACCTACTCAAACACAGATGATGGAGATATCGAGCCTTTACTTTCTGCATTCGATGATGCAGATGTTGATGATGTTGATGCAGATAATGCCCAGGACATGAGTATTTATGGCCTTGCATACGAATATGTATATGCAAAGCAGGGAGAGGCAAAGCCGGCAATCAAGAACATCTCCCCACTCTCCACCTTTATTGTGGTGGATGATACCATCGAGGAGAATGAGCTCTTTGGTGTTTATTACTGGCCAAAGAAAGACGATGCCGGAAACACAGTGCAGTGGGTGGCCACTGTAACCACTCAGAACCTGAATTGGGTATTGAGCATCGAGAATGATCCAAATGCAGCCAACACTCTTTCAGAAACACCAACCGAGCACCATTTTGGCGGCATTCAGATAATTGAATACTTGAATAACAAGGAGGGCATTGGTGATTTTGAGCAGCAGATTCCTTTAATCGATGCCTATAATGTGCTCATGAGTGACCGAGTAACAGACAAGGAGCAGTTTATTGATGCCATCCTGGTATTATATGGCTCCATCCTCGGGGATGATGAAGAGGAAACAAAAGAGGCACAGAACGAGCTGAGAAAGAAAAAGCTGCTCGAGCTCCCGGCAGATGCAAAGGCAGAATATCTCACCAGGGCAATGGATGAGGCCGGAGCTGAGACCTTAAGAAAGGCAATCAAAGAGGATATTTACAATTTCTCACATGTGCCAAACCTCACAGATGAGAATTTCGCAGGAAACACCTCCGGTGTAGCGATGGAATACAAGCTCCTGGGATTAGAGATGATCACCAAGGTAAAAGAGAGATATTACAAGAAAGGCCTCCAAAAGAGAATCATCCTGTTTTGTAATTTCCTCAACTTGCAGCAGCTGTGCCAGGATGCATCGAGTGTTATACCGACATTCTCAAGATCACTGCCTAAGAACTTGCAGGAGCTTGCAAATACTCTGTATAGCATGAAAGATCTTGTGAGCATGAAAACCCTCATCAAGCAGATTCCTTTTGTTGAGGATCCTGATAAGGAGCTGGAAGATCTGAAAGAGCAGAAAGCTGAATCCATTAAGGAACAGCAGATGCTTTTCTCCCAGGGATACAACACACCTCCGGAAGATGATGAGGAAGAGGAAACAGGGCAGCAGGACAAAGCTAAAGAGGAAACCTCAAAGGAGTGAGTAAATGAGCTATTGGGAGAGCCGACAGGCAAGAGAGATGTATGAGGCCATGGAGAGTGCCGAGGAAACGGCAAAAGAAATAGCCGATATCTATGCCAAGGCCTCCAGGGAACTCAATTACCAAATTTCAAAAGTATATGAGCGGTACCGGGATAAATTCAACCTGAGTGATAAAGAGGCCATGGAGCTTTTAAACACTTTAAGGGATCCCGGAGATATTGCAGAGCTCAAGAGAAAGCTGGAGGGATTGAAAGGCACCGCTGCCAATGAGATCCTTAAGGAGCTTGAGAGCCCTGCATACCGAGCAAGGATTGAGAGGCTTGAAAACCTGCAATCTGAAATAGATAGGCTGATGAAAGATGTTTATCAGCAGGAAAAGAAAGTAAGCACCAATCATTATGTGGACCAGCTGAACGATTCATATTACCGGGAGATATATGATCTCAAGAAGAGAACCGGCTTTGATTTCTCATTCAGCAATGTGAACGAGAAAGAGATGGATAGGATCCTCAGAACGAACTGGAGCGGTGAAAACTACTCAGCAAGAATATGGGGAAACACCCAGGGCCTTGCAAGAGACCTGAAAGAGCAGATGGTGCTTGCATATCTCACCGGAAAGAATGAGAGTGATATAGCAGCAGAGATTGCAAACAAATTTGCAACCGGTGCATCAAATGCAAGGAGATTGGTGAGAACGGAATCCGCTTATGTATCCGGACAGGCCCAAGCGGCAGCGGATGAGGAGGCAGGGCTTGATCATTACAGAATACTGGCCACACTGGACCTCAGAACCTCTGAGATATGCCAGGAGATGGATGGCAAGGTATTTGCATACAAGGATATGGAGGTGGGTGTGAATTATCCGCCTTTCCATCCGTATTGCAGAACCACAGTATTATCCGAGATTGATGATCAGGATCTGAGCCAATTAAAAAGGCGCTCAAGAGATACCGATACTGGAGAGATCAGAACCTTTCCCGGGGATATCACGTATGATAAATGGTACCAGCAGGAGAAAGCAAAAAATCCGGATATTGAATTTGCAAAACAGGTGGCCAAGCATAGAGGAGCCGATTTGGCTCAATATGAAAAGTATTTGGGTGTTATAGGCAAGAAAGAGCTGGGAACAATATCTGATTTCAGAGAAACCAAATACAAAAAGCCGGAAGAATACGCAGATTTAAAAACAAAGTATAGAGAGCTCAATGATTACTACAAAACCCAAGAGAGCGAGATTGTAATAACGGATACGATCAAGCAGGTGGCGGATAAAATAAACGCAGAGGCAGCAGGCCTCGAGCACCGGATAAAAGGGCGCAAATCATTCCTGGATAAGATGGCAAGGGATGCAGCAGGCAGTAATGATCCAAAAGCCATTAAGGAATTACTGGATGGAAATCACGATATCCTAAGATATACATACACAGGAAAGCCAACAGAGCTCAAAAGGATATTTGATGATGCTGTGGAGGAACTTGAGGCGAGAGGGTATACCCTTAAGAGCGTAAAGAACACATGGCAGCAAGGAACCGCATACAAAGGTGTAAATTGCACATTTGAGGCACCGGATAAAAAAGGAGAATTTGGAGGGCATACTAAATTTGAGTTACAATTTCACACTCCTGAAAGCCTGGAAATGAAAGAGAGAACGCATCCGGATTACAAAGAAATGGTGAACCCCGAAACAGATCCGGCACGCAGGCAGGAGCTATACGAAAAGATGGTAGAGCTCACGGATACTCTTGAATTTCCTGCAAATGTTGATAAAATAAAGATGAGGCGATAAGGAGGGCTGAAATGAGAAAAGATAAATTTTGGTTTGCCTACGGCCTTGATAAGGCGAGGAAAACAGCGCTGAGAATGTACCGGTATAACAACGGCGCAATGCAGAGGAAACAGAAAGATGGCTCCTGGAAAGATGCGCCGGAGCAATGCTGCATTTTCTTTGGAGAGGATATGGATTATGAAGATCTCACCAAGGAGGAGGCAGATGCCATCCAGGTAAGAATTTAATATAAAACGATATTGAAAGAGCTATGCCAAAGGGCATGGCTCTTTTTGTATGCCAAAAACAGGAGGGAGCCATAGATGAAAGAGGCAGCAGTGGTGATCTTGAGTGTATTCGCAGGCTTGATCCTGATTGCATCATTGGGATTCACAGCCGGAATAAGCAAGGTGAGAAAAGAGATGATGCATGAAATGCAGAACGATAGAGAGAAAGGAGGCAGCAGGCATGAATTTCGGAGAGGCACTGGAGGCACTAAAGGCCGGAAAGAAATGTAGGAGAGCAGGCTGGAACGGAAAGGGCATCTATATCGAGATGCAGAGACCGGACGAACACAGCAAAATGACATTGCCGTATATTTATATTGTCACTACCCAGCTGATCACGGATAATCCGGCAGCGCCAAAGGGAGTGGTTCCCTGGTTGGCATCTCAAACAGATATGCTGGCCGAGGATTGGGAAATCATTGAGTAATCAGGGAGAGATCCCTTTTTATTCCCCGGCTGAGGGTTAGAAAGCCGAAAATACTATTAACTGAATGAATCTGTGGGGCCAATATGGCAATGCAGGGGCTGAAAGGAGAAACGTAATGAAAAACAAGATGTTTGGTAATTGTAGATGCAAGCTCCCTATGAATTTGCAGTTTTTTGCTGAGGATGCAGGTGGAGCCGGAGGCGCTGGCGGTGCAGCAGGCGGATCCGGAGATGCAGGCAACCAGGGAAACGGCAATGAGGGAGGAAAAGATGGCCAGGGTGCAGCAGGCCAGCAGGGAGGCATGAGCTTTGATGATTTCTTAAAGGATCCAAAGAATCAGGCTGAGTTTGATAGGCGCATGGCCAAGGGCATTGAAACCAGTAAGGCAAAGATGCAGGCAGAAATTGAGGCACAGATTGCCAATGCAAGAACAGAGGCAGAAAAGCTGGCCAAGATGAATGCCGAAGAGAAAGCAAAATATGAGCAGCAGAAAAGAGAGGGCGAATTAGCCGCAAGAGAGGCAGAGATCACCAAGAGAGAACTTTCCGCACAGGCAAAGGAAACACTTGCAGAGAGAGGCCTCCCTATTGGCTTATCCGATCTTTTAAACTACTCATCCGCAGATGCATGCCAGGCATCGATAGAGGCGGTGCAGAAAACATTCCAGGAGGCAGTTGAAAAAGCTGTTGAGGAAAAGCTCAAGGGAGGCTCACCCATGAAGAAAGCACCGGAACAGGGCAACGCATTCACCAAGGAACAGATCTCCGCAATGAGCCCGGAGGAAATCAACAAGAATTGGGATGCGGTACAGGCATCCTTAAAAAACGGCCTATAAGGCAGAAAGAAGAGGTATAAGAATATGGCTATTTCCACATTTATCCCTACAATTTGGAGCGCAAGATTGCTCAATCACTTAGACAAGGCACACGTTTACGCAAAGCTCGTAAACAGAGATTATGAGGGTGAAATCAAGAACTTTGGTGACAAGGTAAAGATCAATCAGATCGGTGATATCACCATCAAGAACTACACAAAGGGAACTCCTATTGCAGATCCTGAGGCAGTAGATGGCGCAGGCCAGCTCCTTGAAATCGATCAGGCAAAGTATTTCAACTTTGCAATCGATGATGTTGATGCTGCTCAGACCAATCCCAAGCTCATGGATCAGGCAATGCAGAGAGCTGCATACGGCATGAACGATGTTACCGATGCATACATCGCAGGCCTCATGGCTGTTGGTGCTATCAACAACGGCAGCAACCTCGGTTCCGATGCAACTCCTCTCGTTCCTACTGCAACAACTGCATACGATATGCTTGTTGATCTTGCAACGGACCTCACAGAGAAGAATGTGCCTACAATGGGCAGATGGGTTGTTGTACCTGCATGGTTCCACGGCCTCCTCCTCAAGGATCAGAGATTCGTTGGTAACGGAACTGATTACAACAAGGCGCTCATCGAGGGTGGCGAGGTTGGTGTGGCAGCAGGCTTTGCTGTAAACATCTCCAACAATGTTCCTGCAACATCCACAACCTCTGAGGGTGTTACAACTGTAAGCAAGTACAAGATCGTTGCTGGTACCAATGCCGGTGCATCTTTCGCAGAGCAGATCCTCAAAACTGAGGCATACAGACCTGAAAAGGCATTCTCTGATGCTGTTAAGGGCCTCCATGTATATGGCGCCAAGGTTGTACAGGGCAAGGCACTCTCTGTACTTACAGTAAACAGAGCCTAAGATCATAAGGAGGTAAGCCAATATGTTCATCTTAAACAAAAAGAATGGTGTAATCACTGAATGCAATAACGAGGATGTAATCAATCACTGCAAGAAACACTCTGATGAGTATGCAGTGGGAAAGAAACTTGAGGAGCTTAAGAGTGATGCCGTTCCGGTACCGGATGAGGAACCGGAAGAGATCGAGGCTGAGGCAATCGAACCCGAGGAGGAAGAGGTTGCAGAGGAAGAGATCGAGGAAGAACAGGAAGAACCCGAGGCAGAGGTTGATTATTCAACACTCAGTGTTGCAGAGCTCCGCAAGGTAGCCAAGGAAAAAGGCATCCAGGGTTATGCCAACATGAACAAGGAAACACTTGTTGAGGTAATCAAAGCCCATGAGTGATCCGGAGAGGAGCAGCCATGGAAGATTTACAGATCTTAAAGAATATGACAGGATGCCAGGATGAAACACTCCTGGCATCACTCCTCCAAATGGCAGAGGAGGAAATCCTGGCATTGACAAACAGAACAGTGCTGATTGACAGGTTAAAACCGGCAAAACGGAAATGGGCCCTGATTGCTTATAACAGGATGGGTACCGAGGGAGAGGCATCCAGGAGCGAGGGCGGTATATCCGCATCATTCGTGGAGATTCCGGCAGAGATCAAAAGTGTTGTGGAACAATGCAGAATTGCGAGGGTAAGCGGCCATGCGTATGAGAAGAAATCAGATGAAAACATATCAGCTCCGGAAACGGCAGGTGAGTAAAAACTCTGAGGGCGGTGATGTAGTGAGCTGGGCAGCAGCCGTGCCAATCGATGCCACAATATGGCAGGCAGGCGGAGCGGTACAGGCTCAGTTATACGGAGAACACCTTGCCTACATCAAAAACATGGAATACCACGGCACAGAAGATTTGCAGGAGAATGATGGAATATGTGTGTATGTAGAGGGCACAGAAAACCCGGATTACATCATCAAATCCATCAACAAAGATGTTGATCCCAAAGTGATAACGCTGGAGAAAAGCCATGGCTAATCAGAATGTGGTGGGAGCTGATTCCCTAAACAGGAAATTGAGCATGTTACAGAACCCAAATGAGGCGGTTGAAAAAGCTGTGGGAAAAGAGATCCGCAGGGTAAGGAATACAGCTGTGCTATTGTGCCCGGTAAACCATGGAGAGCTAAGGCAATCCATAAGAACCGAGGTGAGACCTGAAACAAAAGGAGTAAGGGGCATATGCTATACCAATAACCAACATGCAGCATATGTTGAATTTGGTACCGGACCAAACGGAGAGGCAAGCCATGAGGGTATTTCACCGAATGTGCAGCCAACATACACCCAGCATGGGTGGTGGTTCCCAGGCGATGATGTTCCGCCGGCAGATGGAGATCTGTATCACTGGCCAAAGAGTGAGGGCAATGATGGTGTGTTTTATTACACCAACGGCCAAGCCGCACAGCCTTTCATGTATCCGGCGCTCAAGATGAATGAGAATATCATCAAGATGAACCTGAAAACGGCACTCAAAGCGGAGATTAAGAAAGTAGGGGAAAAGTAATGGTAAATGTAAAAGACCAGGTTTACAACGCAATCAAAGATATCACCGAGAATGTGAGTGATGGATATCCAAAGAGCTGGGAGAAATTCCCGGCCATTCAGTACACCGAGGAGGATAATTCCGTATACGAGTGGGCAGATGGCCAGGAGAGCAAATCACACCTGCTTTACAGGATTGACATTTGGCACAATCAGAGCACATCACTTGTGGCGCTTGCTGTTGATGCTCAGCTTGTAGCATTGGGCTTAAGGAGAAAGCAGTGCAATGATGTGGATGATCCAAACGGATTCAAGCATAAAATCATGAGATTTGAGGGAATCTTAGATCTCGATAACGAGCTTGTGTACAACAACAATTAAGGAGGTAACGTACAATGTTAGCAAATGGTATTACTTTGAGCTGCAAGAGATCAACTGATCAGGAGTTTGCAGTGCTCGCAGGCCTTAAAGAGGTTCCTGAGCTCGGCAACGAGCCTGAAAAGGTGGAGAACACCGGCCTTTCCGACACTGTAAAGCAGTATGAGTTTGGTATCGGAGATCCTGGAGATCTTGAGTACAAATTCAAATTCAACAACACTGCTGATTCTGCATACAGAAAGATGAAAGCAGCCGAGGCAAGCAAGGAGATCGTATCATTCAAGGAAACTCTCCCTGATGGAACAATCTTTGCATTCGATGCACAGGTAGCAACAAAGGTGAGCGGCGGCGCAGTAAACGGAGTAATGGAATTTACTCTCAAGATCGCATTACAGAGCGCAATCACCATCACCGATCCGGTTTAATAATTTTCAGGACAATAGGAGGATAAGTAAATGGGATTTTTTGAAAAAGAAGAGGACCAGGCACAGAACACAGAGCAGGAAAAGGTTGTACAGATGCCCGAGAGAAAGCCTTTCCAGGTTTGGCAGGTTGGCGGTGAGAGCTATCGCCTTAAGTTAGACACGGCAGGCATCAGTGAGCTTGAGCAGAGGTACAAAACAAACCTCATGAATGTAATGGGTACCGGTAACGGAGGTATGCCGGCATTGTCGGTAATGCTGGATGTAACACATGCAGCGATGAAGAAATACCACCACGGAATCAAGAGAGATCAGTTAAACACATTATTCGATAAGTACATCGATGAGGGCGGATCTCAGCTGAATTTCTATACCGAGGTGTACATGGGAATCTTTACTGTATCAGGTTTTTTCTCCACATCCCTGGCGAATCAGGTGGAGGGAGCGATGGAGGAGGCCAGCAAGGAGATCCTTTAAACAACGCAATCACCATCACAGACCAATTAAAAGAGGGGCTGTATCCTGCATTTTTGGATGCCGGATATGGCCCTGATCTTTTTTGGAGCCTGAGCATAGGTGAAATTATCGATTTGATTGAGAGCTATGGGCGGAGAATTACCATAGAACAGCACAGAAGAGCGGCAGCGGTAAAAGATGAGGTAATGCTGCTGTGGAATCAGAATGTGCAATTACTGAATTTGCTTTCCCACTCAAATAAGCCGGATGAGGTACCGATCAGGGAGCCTTATGAGTATTATCCGGAATTATTCGGTGAGGAGGTTAAAAAGGCAGCGGATGAGGCCAAGAGGCAGAAAGAATTGGAGCTGCACAAAGTAAGAATGCACGATTATATGCTCAGGGTAAACCAACTAAGGAAAGAAAGAGGTGAGAGCAGTGGAGGGAATGACACTTGAAAAGCTCCAGGTAATCATAGAGGCACAAACAGCCCAGTATATGAATGCCATGAAGAAAGTGCAGAATCAGACCAGCGCCACAGTTTCAAAAGTGAATACTCAG